CTTTGTAAAGAATATGAAGGCACAGTATTCTATAATAGATATATTTTAGGTCAAGCCTGCTCAGCCGAAGGAATAATATTCAATCAAATAGCTAACAACAAAAATAGATTTATAACAGATAAAAAATTGCAAGGTAATTGTTATATAGGTATAGACTGGGGTGGAAATAGATCATATCATTCGTTTACTGCAACAACAATATCTTATAATTACAATCAAATGCAAGTAATTAAGAGTAGTAAGCTTAAAGCTACAGAAACAGGCACAGAAGAGTTGTTTAAATGGATAATACAAAACATTAGAGAAATAGCAAGTTGTAATGTTGTTAAAGGAATATTTTGTGACAGTGCAGAGCAAGTACTAATAAATTCACTAAAAAAAGAATTGTTAAAAAACAATTTAATTTACACAGTTTATAATTCAGATAAGATTAAAATTAAAGACAGAATTGAATTATTAAATATAATGTTAAATACAGATAGAATTAGTTTTATTGAAAACAGGTGCAACGAAACAATAGAAGCGTTACAGACTGCTATCTATGATAGCAAAATTCAAGATTGTTGGTTAGATGATAGCAAGACTTCAGACATAGATAGTATTGATAGTTTTTGCTATTCGTGGACACATCTTTATAAAAAAATTGCGAGGAGTTAAAACAAATGAAAGATATAGTTATCAAATACTTAAATTCAAAGGGATACATCATTAATAAAGACTATTACAATATAATTGATATTTTAAAAGATTGGTATAATGACGATGTGTCAAATCACACAACTTACAGAGATAGTTTTGGAATTGAAAGAAGGCTTAATACTTTAGGTTTAGCGAAGACAATATGTGAAGATTATGCAAGTCTAATTTATGCTGAAACAGACGAAATTAAATCTGATATTGAAAACCAAAACGAACATATAAAACAAATGATAGACAATTATAACTTCAATGAAATAATACCGAATGCAATTGAAAAAAGTTGCTGGAGTGGAACTGTTGCAAGTATAATTAAATTAGAAAACATTTTATTGCAAAATGGTAAATTCATTGCAAGTAATGAATCTAAAAAGAAACTTGTAATAGTAGATGCACAAAACATAATTCCATTAAAAATAGAAAATAATGAAATAATAGATTGTGCTTTTGTCTTTGAAACGATTAAAGATAATAAGAAACTTGTTTACATAGAAACTCATATTTTAAAAGGAGAAAGTTATGAAATAACAAATATTTATTTAGATATTAAAACAGGAAAAGAAGTTATTGTTGAAGGAATTATTCCATCTTTTGTAATAAACACAAAAACACCATTATTTTCAATATTAAAAACTCCAAAAAACAATCCAGTAGAAGACAATAACGGATTAGGATTTTCTATTTTTGGAAATGCACTTATTCAATTAAAAGGTTGCGACATAGCATTCAATAATTTTATAAAAGATTTTGAATTGGGTGGAAAAAAGATAATATATAACAAAAAACTTATTACTTATAAGACAGTTACTTATTCAGATGGTACAACTAAACAAGTTCCAAAATATCCTGACGACATAGCAAAACAACAATTTATGCTAGTAGGCGATGAGTTAGACGGAGATAGTAAAGAACTTATACACGAATACAATCCAAGCTTAAGAGTAGAAGAAAATATAAAAGGAATACAAACTTCATTAGATTTATTAAGTTTTAAGTGTGGTTTAGGAAAGAATTTCTATTCTTTCGAAAAAAATGGAATTACTAAAAAGACTGCTACAGAATATTCAGGAGAAAAACAAGATTTAATAAGAAATTGCAAGAAATTCAGAAACAACTTAACAAAATTTATTTCCAATACAATAAAAGCTAATTTATTTTTAGATAGAGTAGTATTTAATGAAAAAGTAACAGAAGAATGCGAAATAATGATTGACAATAAAGATGGATTTTTAGTAGATGATGAAGCTGTAAAAGAAAGTGCTAGAAAAGATTTGGCTTTAGGTGTAATATCAAAAGTAGAATACAGAATGATAGTATTTAAAGAAACAGAAGAAGTCGCAACAGAAATGATAAATAAAATAGAAAGTGAGTTATTAGTATAATGAATGATAAAATAAAAGAAATATTGATAATCGACGAGAAAACAAAAGAGCTAATTGCATTAATACCATTCAATGAAAGTGAAAATGAATTAATATTAAAAAAAGGATTAGACTTTAAAATAAGTTATAGTGAAGAATTCAAATTAAAGAATGAAAATGGAAAATTAGTACTAGACGAAGAAATAACCGAAAAGTTTAGTGAATATAAAGACAAAAACAAAGAGGTTGAATAATGAGAGATTTAGAAACAATGTCAAAATTTGAATTTAATAATGTCGTTAAATTATACAATCAGTTAAGTATTGACATATTATCTGATATTGTTTCTAAGA